CCACCAATAACAGTGAAATAAACATCATATGATTGATTAAATGAAATTGTACCTGAAGAGCCATCTAATTGTGCAAAGACGTACCCATCACCGACACTATAATTTAAATAACTTGTAGCATTAAAAAATGGATTACTCATATAATAATAATTGATATAATTGTTATTATACAAACATAAATATAGATTCAAAATCTAAATGTTCTAGAAATTCATAGTGAATATTAAACAATAATCTATTCAATTTAAGGATTAAAGCCATTTTTATTTCCCATGAAAAACCATCTTAGAGACAAATATTTGGGCATACTTGACGTCATTGTTTGACTATTCATTTTTAGATTGGGTCCATTATCGACAATACCTTGAATTTCACTCGTACCTAAACCATAGTTGAAGTATCTAAGTTCAGACATGTATCCGGAAAATCCACCATTCATGGCTACATGTACATCGCCGTAATTCTGCTTAGGAACACCGTTCATAATTAATCGTTTCGCCAATTTACCATTAATATAGGTGTCCAATTGGTGATTTTCAACACGTATTTGCACACATACCCATTTGTTAAGAGGAATATCCTCAATGGTGACCTTCTCCTCAATGTCATTAAATGTATTCATAACTACTACTAAAGCATTTGTATTTGGCGCAATATACAATCCTGGTGCATTATTTGGTTGATTCATACCAATGGGTGTATCAGTGTAATTAATATCATCATTTCCTTTATGGAATACGTGTCTATATTGGCCTTCTTGATAGACTAAATCATCTATAAACAGCCATACAGAATAGGTGAATTCAATACCCTTTTCTTGATTATCTGAACGAACCAGTGGTATAGACCCATTTGAATTAGGGTTCTGAGGTATCACAATCATTTTTTTAGCATCTACCATACCGTCAATTAAATAAGGAGAGCTAGTATATGAAAATAACCATGCTAGCAATTGTGTGCTAAATCTAATAGCTACAATAAAGGCGATTAATACTAATAGCAAAAAGGCTACTTTTGCTACTAAACTATTTGATTCCAAGAATTCTTTTGTTCCATTTACCATATTATTGTTATTAAAACTGTCGAATGTTCCAGCTCCTGATGAAATAGTTCCAAATTCTGACATATCTTATATATACTACATAAGAAAATTCATTTTCTTTGAACTATTATATGAACTATTATATGAACTATTATATGAACTATTATATGAATTAATACTACAATGGTTAGTACAATTAATTTAACATTTGAAATTATCTTTTGAATAACCTATAACAGCACAAGCAATCCTTTTACCAGCATTACCGGTTTTTAAGCTTTCTGTATTACCACCATTTCCACAATCATCTTCGTCTTCGTGAATAATTAAACCTCTACCTATAATATTACACTTATTGCCTCGAAGCTTTATCATGTTATCATAAAAAGTATAGCTTGCTTTGCCTTTTGAATTTGCCTCAATATTACCTAAATCACCAATGTGTCGATTCTTCATACCAGGACATCCATGTGTTTTTCCATAAGGATTAAAATGCGAACACATACTTGTACATCTGTCAGTTAAATCACCTGCTTCATGAACGTGAAAACCATGAAGGCTATTAGGGGTAAGTCCAGATAAATGTAGTTGAATTTTAATGGCATTTTCATTTATATCTTCAATAAATTTAACATATCCATTTACATCGCTTCCTGAAAATACAGCAATAGCAGAAACTGGTCCATTAGACATGATATAATATAAATGATAAAATATTATCTTTATTCTGACTAAAAATAAGAATAAAAATAAAAATAAGACTGATATTATTTAGATAATAATATTATGATTCCTATCTACCCGAGTACTTGTAATTGTAATTGTAATTGTACGTGTTTAAATAGTTACACTACCTTGTTCTTGTCCGTCTTTCAAGTATTCGATTTTTACTTGATAAGGAAAGTCAATTCCACTACCACCATAACCACTGCGGTAAATGTTGTATGCCTCTTGAGGATTCAACGAGTTGGCGTAATAATGGATATTAGAAGTATAACCAGAAAATCCACCTTGAGGAGTGATATAAACCGGAGCGTCGTTAGCAATTTTAGCTACACCTGGCAAAACACAAGTTCGCACTAATTTTCCGTCAATATAAATATCCATAGTTCTACCATACAAGCTGACAATAGCATTCACCCATTTTTGAACAGGAACGTTATCGACATTACATGTATGTGTGGAAGCAGTAGTAGATTGAGAAGAAGGATAAACAGTTGTTTCAATCTTTAGATTGTTTTCAATTGCTCCTAAAACAATGGATGGGCTAGGATTCAAATCTTTATCCAAACGTCCTAAAATAATCTTGGGTTCTCCATATCTATAGCTCCAATCCTCAATGTAAAACCAAACAGAATAAGCATAGTTAGATGCGTTACTCTGTGCTAAATCCCCGGCATCAATTTTTGTCACCTTCTTAGCATCATTTAATCCAACTAATTTCGTATTATTTCCCATAAACCATCTGACTATAAGTATTAATAGCAATACTACTACAACACCTAATGCAACTTTCATAACAGATACAGCCATAATATATAATATACTGTTAGAAATTTTCTAAATCACTGGAGGATTTAAACTTTTTACCGAACTATATAGCCAATTTATTTTTGCGCGAGAAATCGATTCTTTATAATAATTTACATTACATACGCCACCATATATGCCATTATTTGTACCACATGCCATCATGGTATTGCTATTATAAGGGATAGCCCCAGGAGTAGATGATACCAACTCATTGTTAATAAAAATATCCATTGTAGAGCCATCATAATTTACTAGTACATGATTCCATCTTTGCATTCTGAACTCGTCTGTTTCGTATAAAATGCTTTCAACGTTTCCTTGTGTCTTCAGCATAATTTTAAGTTTATTTTTAGCAGCATTGAATAAAAAATTGGGTTTGTCACCTATATTCAGTAAGGATGTGTATGTATCATAACTAGAATTCGTCTCAGGTGGAAATGAATCTATATATATCCATCCAGAGACAGCATATTTATATTGAAATTTGTCATCTACATAATTCACATCGCTAAATGATCCTAAGTTCGTCTCTTTATTCAAAACGATCGGGTCTTTTACGAGTTGATTTGAATTATGAGATAAAAATTGTTTCACTATCCATGGATAAATAAGATACAATCCGATAAGTAATATTTCTATAATAAATACAATTAAGATTGGTTTTGTAGTGATTTGATATTGATTTTTGGCGTAATCAACTAAATCCAATAATAAACAGGGGATATATGTTATCAGTTTGATAAATAATTTACTCCATGATGGTGGGCTGTCAGTTGGTGGTCCGTCATGAATCCCAAAGTATTTGACTAATAGCGTTATTATACCAATTACGATCAATGCGTTCAGTCCAAATAAAAAATAAGCACTAAAATTAGTATAATAAGAGGCCAAGTAAAAAATGAAGTATAATACTGCTATTACTAAACCAAAGAAGACAAATGTAGTTAGTATTTTTCCAAAATAACTAAGAGCTCCTGCGGTTTCTACATTTTCGGTTGATTGTTTTTTCTTCTGGTAAAACATAAATGCCATTAAAATTAAGAATCCACCGAACATGCTTAGAAATATGCTTACACCACCATTTTGTTCAGTAATAATATCATATGGATTCATTGTAAAAATAATAATAATGGAAATTATATACAGCAAAAGACCAATAATGAATCCGACTTCCATTTTGTAATTTTTCATATAATAAAGTAATATACGACCTATATAATAAATAGAATTCGCGACTTTTCCACCAAAATTCTCAGCAGAATCGTCATATATCGGGTACGGTTCCTTTTTTTCAGCTGTACTGTTTCCGCCTAGTAATAAGTTTGATTTTGTAAGTCTCTCTACATTATTTTTTTTGTTCATTGTTTCATTTGTTTTTCCCATTAATAAACTGTTAGAAATAAATTAATGACTTATAAATATTAAAGGTTTTCCATGGCTGTTTTTTTTCCATGACAATCCCTACATAAAGCTACTAAATTATCTACATGATTCGATCCACCATTCTCTAACCTTATTTTATGATCTACTTCAAACCAAGCTGGTAATTGTTTTTGACAATGACCACAGTTCCAGCTTTGTTGAGAAGCAACAAATTTCTTTTTTGTTTCACTTACACAACGCTTTGTTCCTGTTTTTCCTGATTCCATCATGCGGTTAATTTGATGTTGTTGATGCGGTTGAGGTTGGTTTGAAAAATTTGTATTGCCTATTCCTCCGAATCCTCCGCCACCCATAAAAGGTGTTTGATTCGTAAAATCAGTAAAAGGTGTAAAAATATCCAGAGTGGATTTGGCACTCGGCATAAATTTTACAATGTTAGATAACTCTTGTACTAAAGAATGAGATTGATTTGGATTCTTTTTTAAAAACAGGTATATGCTTAATCCAGCAAATGCGAATCCAGCCATTTTAAAATACTTTTGCCATGATTGCAATAATTTTATATAATTTCCATCGTAATATGTATTTGCTATAAAAAATCCAGATACTGCTAAAACTAATAATTCTAATTTCATATAATATTTATAAAGTTTTTTTTATAAATATTATTGTCATAAATGATTGTCATAAATGATTGTCATAAATGATTGTCATAAATGATTGTCATAAATGATTGTATTCGGTTGTATAAATTGTTTATCTCGTTACTCACTAGATCTAGACTTGGACCTAGACTTTGATCTAGACTTGGACCTAGACCTTGATCTAGACTTGGACCTAGACTTTGATCTAGTAGAAGGAACACGTATAGGTGAAACTCTCAAATCTTTTGCAATAGAATAATTACGTTTAATAGAATTCAATGACATTTTATTATCATAATTAATTATTTCGTTCAACTCTTTTATAGCAATTATTAGTTTATTAATATCTATTTTCTCTCCACCATTTGAATATATATGTTCTACTAAAAGTGATCGTATTCTATTCAAGTATATTTTTTTGGTTTCTTCATCCAAATCTATATTTTCTATTTTTACCTCGAAAAAATTGTAATAAATTGTCATTAACCCAAATATATCGCTATTAAACAAGTATATTTTCATAAAATAATCGGTCATATCAAACTCCATAGAAGGAGAAGTAAATTTCATTAAAATGTCGGTGATGTAATTCGATAAATAATAAAGGTAATAACCATATTCGATTAAATTATCCTTTTTCACCTCGGACAAAAAGGTATCGTCACTAATACCTGGAGAGAAAATCATCTTAAATAGTATCACATTATCGTCATAATATCCATAATATCTAGCTAATTTAATTAAATATTCGTTAATCACATAATTTCGAACATTCATTCTATTAAACAAAATGAGACCATCCTTTACACGTTGTAAAAAAATGTTGTAATTCATTTTAAATTCTTCAGATAACATCATGGAAGAAAATGGCGTATTAAATTGTAAAGGACGATTCATAATTTCAATAGGAATTTTACCGTCTTTTACTACACCTGATAACCCCCAATCAATAATACGCGCATCCATCTTTGAATCAATCATAATGTTTCTATCTTTTAAATCATTATGAATAACACCAGCTTCATTCATTGGTCGAACGCCAGATTTTATCAGCTTTACTACTAACTCGTTTAGTAAAAACATTTTGGCTCTACTTATCGCGCCTTTTTCAACTAACCAGTCTTTTAAATCTATACCAGCATTTGGCATATTCAAAATAGTCAATCGATCTAATCTGCTATTTACGTTTTTTTCGTTGATATTATATCTAGTTAAAGCATAACATTTTTTGTCAAAGTGCTTCATATCATCGTGAGATAATTTATCAGGACTACACATTTCAACATCTAATAAATAATACTTTTGATAATTCTTTATTTTACTTAATTTTGCTTTAATTTTCTCTATTTCACTCATTTCTTGTTTCCCGTGCTGTTCCACCGACATTTTGCTGACACCTTCAGTTCGCTTGTCATTTCCTTTACATTTTAACGCAGGTTTAAAAATACATCCAAATCCACCGGAAGCCAAAGCTTCACCACCCATTCTATTTCGACCTCTTTTCTTTGTTTGGATTGATTTTTTTCCAGGTTTATTACTATATTTATGTTTGTCTAGAGCATTCATTTTATTATTTGATACAATATGTTTCCTTGTTTTATGATTCATTCTATTTTGGTTCATCCTTTATATTCACGAGAGAATTATTTTTTATACAAATAATATCCACCAATTATTAATCCAATGATAATTACACCAAAAATAAGTTTTTTTCTATATTTTATCTGCTCGCGTAATATAATTTCTTTTGGTTTATATAACTCATAGTACGCGTCAAGTGCTTCAGTCATTGTAACTTCATCCTTTCCTAATTGAACATTTATTTTGTTGTGAATAAAATGAACCCATTTCAGAAAAGAATCCTTTCCTTCTAAATAAGGGGATACCGGATATTTATCTATTAAACTACTAAATTTATTTCCTATTTGTGGATGAGGGATAAAAAGGGGTAGATTTGTAATAAAATCATAATATTTCTTTTGTGTAACCTCGTTTGCTTTTAGTGGGTAGGATACAGCCATTGTCATTAAGACAAACCAGAAATGTGGTCCCCAAACAACCGGATCAAATAATTTTTCTGTCATTAAATAGAAACAATATAAAAAGATAAGTAAATAAACATATAGCGAACTATGAATAATAATAAAACCTTTAATTTATGTAATAATTGTGGAAAAGGCGGACACGCATTTCATATGTGCAAACACCCTATTACAAGTATAGGTATGATTATATTTAGGATGTTTGAAAACAAAATTCAGTTTTTGATGATTAAACGTAAGCATAGTTTAGGTTTTGTTGAGTTTATGCGAGGTAAATATCCGCTTCATAATTATGAGTATTTAATCAATATATTCAATGAAATGTCGAATTATGAGAGGGAGTTAATTAAAGATGCTACATTTGAAGAATTATGGACTTATTTATGGGGTGAGCAAATCGGTATTCAATATAGAGGTGAAGAGCGCATATCAAGAGATAAATATGAGGCATTAAAAGTGGGAATCGATGCCAAAACAACATATAATTTAGAAACAATACTCGAAGATAGTCAATCTACATGGAAAGATACAGAATGGGGATTTCCAAAAGGGAGAAGGAATTACCAGGAAAAGGATTTGGGATGTGCCCTACGTGAATTTGAAGAGGAGACCGGGTTTTTAAGAGAAAATGTTCATTTAATACAGAATATTATTCCATATGAAGAAATATTTACAGGATCAAATATGAAATCATACAAGCATAAATATTTTGTAGGTCATATTGATTCAATTGTAAAACCCACACATGTCTATCAAGAAACCGAAGTTAGTGACATGAAATGGTTACATTTTGATGAATGTATAGACTATATTCGTCCGTATAATATAGAAAAGGTGAATATCTTAACGAAATTAAGCAACGTATTAAAAAATTACCAGTTATATTAAATAAAACAAAAATATATTAATAGTTATAGATTATATTAGTAATATATAAGTATCATGGAAAAATCAAAAAAGAGGAAACCTGTAAAATTAAGAATAAAAAAAGATATACCTGAATTAACAGAAGATAATATTGAATCGGTTTTCAATGAGAATTTTGAAAAGATTGATTTAGACAATGTGGATTACAATACCTTTTTAAACAATAAAGAAGTGTTAAATAAAAAATATATTTCCGAACACGAAAATCAGTTTTCTAATTTATATCCATCATTAGATGATAGTGATTTTAACATAAAAATAGCAGAAAAAAGGGAATTCAATGAAACAAAATATGATGGTACGATTTATGATATAGAAGAGCAGGCGAAAAAACTGTGTGAAGCCGATTTTGAATTAGTTCCACATCAGCTCTTTGTTCGTAATTTTTTAAGTTTTCAAACACCATATAACAGCTTGCTTCTGTATCACGGTTTAGGTACAGGTAAAACGTGTAGCGCAATTACTGTTTCTGAAGAGATGAGAACGTATTTAAAACAATTAGGAATAGCTCAGCGAATTATCGTAGTTGCGTCGCCGAATGTACAGGAGAATTTCAAGTTACAATTATTTGACGAGAGAAAGTTGAAATTAGTAGATGGATTATGGAATTTACGAGCATGTACCGGTAATAAATACTTGAAAGAGATTAATCCAATGAATATGAAAGGGTTATCAAAGGAAAAGGTGATAAAACAAATTAATAGTATTATTAACAATTCATATTTGTTTTTAGGATACATAGAATTTGCAAACTATATAGTAAAAAAATCGGATTCAGACGAAGATGATCCGAAAAAACGTAAATCGGCAATGATACGCAAGCTGAAAAAACATTTTAGCAATCGTCTAGTTATCATTGATGAAGTTCATAATATTCGTATAAGTGACGACAAACAAGATAAACGTGTAGCGCAGGAATTATTTAAGTTAGTAAAATATGTGGATAATTTGAGACTATTGCTTCTCTCTGCTACTCCCATGTATAATAGTTATAAAGAAGTTGTCTGGTTGCTTAATGTAATGAATTTAAACGACCAACGTTCCACAATTGAAATAAACGACGTTTTTGATAAAACTGGAAATTTGTTAATAAAACCAGATGGAACAAATGCTGGGGAAGAATTATTGAGGCGAAAAGCTACTGGTTACGTTTCCTTTGTACGTGGTGAAAATCCATATACGTTTCCATATCGTATTTTTCCATCTTTATTTTCTATTGAAAATACATTTAAAACTTTGACCTATCCTACCAAACAATTAAACGGAAAGGCTATTGTACAGCCATTGGAACATTTAGATGTTTATGTAAATGTGTGTGGTACTTTTCAGGAAAAAGGATACAACTATATTCTCTCTACTATAAAAGAAAAAGCAGGTAAAACAAAAGCAGGATTGCCCAGTTTTGAAAATATGGACTCGTTTGGTTATACAGTGTTACAAAAACCACTCCAAGCACTTAACATTGTGTATCCAAATAAAATGTTGAATGTTGAAAAACCAATAATTGATACTAAATTATTATTAGGAAGCGAAGGTCTGAAAAGAACGATGAAATATACCGAGACATCGAATCCCCCTACTAGAAAGAATTTTGAGTACAAAAACAAGGATTTCGGCGATTTTTTTGCTCCTGATAAAATCGGTCAATATAGTTCGAAAATAAAGAGCATTACCGATAATATTCTCAATTCAGATGGAATTGTTCTCATTTACAGCCAGTTTATTGATGGTGGCGCTGTACCAATGGCTCTAGCTCTAGAATCACTAGGTTTTACTCGATTTGGAACAAAAGCGTCCAATTTATTCAAAACACCCTCACATAAACCAATTGACGCAAAAACATTTTTAACAAAAGATGAAATGGAGAATTCGTCCGATTTTACACCAGCCACCTATACAATGATTACTGGAGAAAAAGCATTGTCTCCTGACAAAGTATTTGATTTGAAAAATTTAACAGACGAAGACAATAAAAATGGAGAGAAAATAAAAGTAGTCATTATATCGATGACTGGTTCAGAAGGTATCGATTTTAAAAATTTAAGACAAGTTCATATATTAGAACCATGGTACAATTTAAGTCTGATTGAGCAAATTATAGGTCGTGCTGTAAGAACATGTAGTCATAAACAACTTTCATTTAAAGAGAGAAATGTAGAAATATTTTTATATGGAACGATTATGACCGATACAGAAGAAGAAGCAGCTGATTTATATATTTATCGATTGGCTGAATTGAAAGCAGTCCAGATTGGTCGCGTGAGTAGAATATTAAAAGAATCTTCTGTCGATTGTATATTAAATATTGACCAAACCAATTTTACGGAAGAAAATATGAATACAATTGTCAAACAACAATTGTCTAATAAACAGGTAATCGACTTCCCTATAGGAGACAAGGCAAATACGGTATCATGCGATTATATGGATACTTGTAATTTTAAATGCAAACCATTCAAGAAACTGGTAGATACCGATATTAAAGTAGATACTTATGATGAAAGTTTTATTATTGTCAATACAGACAAGATTATTCAAAGAATACGCGATTTGTTCAAAGAAAGATTTTTTTATACCAAAGATAAATTAATAACCGAGATAAATGTGGTTAAAAATTATCCGATTATTCAGATAAATGCTGCATTAACATCATTAATTGATGATCAAAATGAGTATTTAATTGACAAATACGATAGATTGGGTCATTTGGTCAATATCGAGGAGTATTATTTATTTCAACCGGTCGAATTAAACAATAAAAATATTAGCGTATTTGATAGAAGAGTACCAATTGATTATAAACATAGAGATATTGTAGTTCCGATTAACATGAAGGAAGAATCTGTACTTCCGGTTCGTAAAGATAACATGAAAGAAAATAATATTGAGGCCCGTAGTAATAATAATAATAATAATGATAATGGTTCTACATTAATTAATGAGATTAAGGATAAATACACAATATCTACGAGTAATATTAAAAATATTATTCGAGGAGAAGATAACTGGTATCATTTTGCGGGTTCGTTAAACACCAAAGGATTTTTCACTACAATGATGGGTCTGAGTAACGCAGAATATAACGAGTTTATTATTTCACATATATTAGACAATTTAATGTTTGATGAAACCAAACAGATAATAAATCTTGTATATTTTAAAAATACTCAATTAAGTGATATTGAAATAGAAATTAAGAAATATTATGATTTTCTATTGTTGAAGAATAAAGGTATTGTAGGTATTATCGTACCGAAAGACAATAAACCATTTTTATTTGTAAAGGGTAAGGATGAATGGAAAACTGGAGAGCAGGAAGATTATACAGATTTAGCACCTGAATTGAAAAAAATAATAATACCATTATCAAATTACAGCGTACATGTCGGATTTATAACTGTGTTTAAGAAAGAATATAATATATTCAAGGTGAAGAATATGGAAGATAAGCGAAGCAAAGGCGCCAGATGTGACCAAGCTGGTAAATCTGAAACTATAAAATTATTAAATGAGATTATTGGAGAATCCACATATTCATCAGACAATACAAAAGGTAGAAATAAACTGGAATTTTGCGTTTTACAAGAAATGTATTTGCGTTATTTTGATAAAATATCTAAAAACGGCAAAAGATGGTTTTTGACACCGAGCGAGTCAATAGTTAATACTATTGAAAAGCTATCATTCCAATAAAATTTATATTGTGCGATTTAATTCATTCTCTTGACGAATTAAATTAAAAATTGAATAATATAATTAAAGATTAATCTCTATTAATATAGTAGTAATGCAGACATCCATTGTCAAAAAAGATTTTCGCAAAAAGAGAGAGGTCAGTGTCTATATGAACACACTTCTAACGCGTAAGATTCAAGTATCATTTAATAAGATAGGCAAGAACATTAAGGAGGTACTTGAAAAGTCAGTCAAGAGAGACATAGAAGGTAAATGTACAGTAGAAGGATATGTAAAATCAAATTCTGTCAAAGTATTAACCTATTCTAGTGGAGTTTTATTTGAGAATAAAGTGGAATTTGATATCGTATTTGAATGTTTAGTATGTTGTCCAGTTGAAGGAATGCTTATTAAATGTAATGTAAAAAACAAGACCCAAGCCGGAATTCGTGCTGTAATTGGATCAGGTAACGCATCAGGTAACGCATCAGGTAACGATGAAGAAAAGTCACCTGTTGTCGTCTATGTTAGTAGAGATCATCATTACAACAATAAATATTTTAATACAGTGAATGAGAATGACGAAATTACCATTCGTGTTATTGGCCAGAGATATGAACTAAATGATCAACAAGTCAGCGTAATTGGTGAAATAGTGGAGCCAAAGACAGATAAAATAAAAATAGACAAAATGAAGAAGAAACCTAAATTAGTTATTTCAGAAAACATTTAAAAACATTTCTTATTATTTTATCATATAATGAGTGAATTGAATATCATAAAAGAACGTATTGAAAATTTAAACAAATTTCACCAAGTAGAGATACTCAAGCTATTGAAAATCTCCGATAATACAACATTGAATGAAAATAAAAACGGTATTTTTATTAACATGACTAGTTTAAGCAACAAGGTAATTGTTGAATTAGAAAAATACTTGGAATATGTTGATAAACAAGAGACGCAACTAGGTGAGATTGAACAACAGAAGAGTATTCTGTCTAATACATTTTTTAAAGATAATAAAGAGAATGCGTCTATTACATTAAATGCAGAGATCTAGTGAAATGATAAATGGCTTCAGTAAGCATATGCTAACCTTAAAAAATATGTCTAGTATTAACATGATAATGAATGATTTGAACATCGAAAAAGAAAAGACAGCTGCCCCGAAAAAAAATATTGCAAATGTATCTGATATTTTTTTCCCAAGACAACGAGACCAACTGTTTTGGTGTTTTTATCTTATATTACATGGTGAAACTGAGTATGATATGATTTCTAATTTTTTTACACTGGAAAAGGAAGTCAAGTATAAATGGATCGAGGTTTTTAGAGGAAAAAAGGAACTATTTAAACCTATCAAAGTAAGTAGAAATGTAGTTGAAGATGAATTAGCAAATGCGAAAGTAATCACAATGAAAACTATCAAAGCACTGTGTCACTTGAATGATGTAAATATTTTTTATCTTGATGACAAGAAATATTATGAAATTATGACAAATAGTGAAAAGCCGATTTATCTTATTGAAAAAATAGATGGAAAGTTTGGATTAAAGCAGAAAATACCAATTGAAAAAATAGAATATTATAGAGAACATTATTGGAAATTAGAAAATTTAGACAAGCCTTTAAAAGCAGTTTCCAGTTACAAAGTGAATGATTTGAAAGATATATGTAAAAGATTACATATTGAGTCTTCAAATATGACAAAGCCTCAAATGTATGAAAAAATATTGAATAAGTTGTAAGTTGTATTACATCGAATGAAACGGAACATGAGTCAATTCCATTAAAAATTACACCTGGGTAATTTAAAAATTAAATTCGTTTAATAATTAAGTATTAAATGAATTAAAATAATAAACCATGAAAGTAACAAATACTGATTTACTCAAGAATAGATATAAATATTCTATTGATATTCTCGAAAAGAATATTGTGGAAAATCATCTTGATGAAAAAATACTATTAGCAACGCAAAAACTCACTCCAGAATTTTGCGTTAAATATATATTGGATTTAGATATTGAAGGAGGTGGAGAGGAATCGTATATATTTGATGTTTGTTATATATTAGAATTTCAGAAACATATAACAGAAAAAGAATTAATGGATTTAATATCTATGTAAAATGGTTAGATAGAAACAGAAAACCTTTTTAGTCGGTCGCGATTACATAAATCAATGAAATAAGAACAGCAATGAAATAAGAACAACAATTAAATTTAAAATTGAAAAAAACATATATAAAATAATATGTTCAAGTATATATACACAATGCCGGATTTAAATCCCCAACAACAATTTGATAATATCGTTAATAAATATTTAGAAAACGTTTCTAGATTAGGGGATGGTGTTCCTGAATTTGAGATACGTTTTGGAACACGTGGTATAAGACCTATTTCCAAAATTGATTTCGACAACGTAATTCAAAAACTAAAATCATCTGGATTCGAATTATTAGATGTCAATACATATACATTGAAAATGCAAAGTGAATTCTTAGACAAGAAAACTGGTAAGACAAAACAGTCTAATGTACGTGTTGAATTAAATGGTATTCATCAAATCCAACAATATTGTGAAACGAATTCGCTTGACAAAACATTCCCCACTTTTACACAAAAACAATATGCCAATGTGGGAGGTAATCCGGTATATCCAGTCGATATAGATGATTTTAACTTGCGTGCCTCTTTTCAAACTGAGAAAAATGTGACTCCTCATGGAGCGTTTGCTGAAAGCATTATTTCTTCGTGGTCTGACAATAGAAAGACGTTTCGCTATTTAAATCGTACCTCATTTGTTCATAGAGATTTACCGATTCGGTTTGATTTAAGTATTGTAAAGGAGGGTGAATCCGAGGAAAAGGAATTTCGAGGAAGAAAACGATATGTAGCTAGACCGGAATATACCATTCAATCAGCCAAAGTATTTGATAATGTGGAAAAATACGAAATTGAATTGGAAATTTTGAATAATAAAGTAGGTGCTGGAACTAATTATTCAGATAGCAGAACATTGTCCAAGGCGTTGAGAAAATCGATTATATATGTTCTGTCAGGACTACAAAATACAAATTATCCGGTTCCCTATAAGGAAATAAGAAATATCGGGGATCAGTATTTAAAACTAGTCCATGGAAAGGATTATCACGAAAAAATGCGAATGAGGCCAAAAATGTTTCTAGGTCCATCTTCATCTACTCTACAAATGTCCAATATAGCACCAATCAATAACGATGCTATTATACCAAATATTCGCAATGATTATACAGTCACTGAAAAAGCCGATGGTATGAGAAAGTTACTTTATATTAACAAAAGTGGCAAAATTTACTTGATTGATACCAATATGAATGTTCAATTTACTGGTGCGGTTACCAAGAATGTGGATTTATTCGAAACAATATTGGATGGTGAGCATATTTTACATAACAAGCGTGGTGAATTTATTAATCTGTATGCTGCCTTTGATATTTATATTGTGAATAAGAAAGATGTTCGCGCGAATTCTTTCATCCCTCCACCAACCGACGAAGGAGGGAAAGAACCGATTCTAACAAAATTTCGATTGCCTGTTTTAACAAATATTGTGAAAAATTTGGCAGCAACGTCGTCGGTTTCAGATAAACCGTCACCTATTCGCATCGAACATAAAAATTTCAAGGCAGAAACTAAGAATTTGAGTATATTTCAATGTTGTAATACTATTATTGATCAACAAAAACAAGGATTATACGAATATGAAGTAGATGGGCTGATCTTTACACCAGCTTATTTTGGTGTTGCTTCTGATAGAGCCGGTGAAGCTGGTTCGCGTACAAAGCCTAGTTGGGCTCACTCATTCAAATGGAAACCACCAGAGTTCAATACGATTGATTTCTTGATTACTACAAAGAAAGATGCGAATGGAAGCGAAGATTTTGTCGGAAATATTTTCCAAGAAGGAAACAATACATCTGCGTATGAACAATTATCACAATATAAGACATTAATTATGCGTGTCGGTTTTGATGAGAAGAAACATGGATATACAAATCCATGTGGTGATGTAATTAATGATAAATTACCTAACTTTGAGAATGACCGATTTGGTGAGAGGGGAGAAGATAGTTATAAACCTATGCCGTTTTATCCAACAAATCCGTCTGATCCTGACGCAAACATATGTAATATAATGTTACAGACGGATGATAGTGGTAACAAACAGTTAATTACAGAAGAAAATGAAGTATTTGGAGATGGGGTGATTGTTGAATTTAGATATGATTTTACACGTGAAAATAAATGGAGATGGGTTCCTCTGCGAGTTCGGTATGATAAGACCGAAGAGTATAAAAAAGGATTTCCTCAGTATGGAAACGCATATCATGTAGCTAATAATAATTGGCATTCCATTCACAATCCGATTACAGAAGAAATGATACGTACTGGAGAAAATATTCCAGATGAATTGGGCGACGATGATGTATATTATAATCGTGTATCTGGAACATCCAAAACAAGAGGGCTTCGTGATTTTCATAATTTATATATAAAAAAAATGCTAGTAACAAGTGTGGCGCGTAAAGGAAATACATTGATTGATTACGCGGTTGGTAAAGGAGGCGATTTTCCCAAATGGATATCAGCAAAGTTGTCCTTTATATTTGGAATCGATATTTCAAAAGATAACATTGAAAATCGCATTGATGGAGCGTGTGCTAGATATTTAAATTACCGCAAAACATTCAAGGTTATGCCCAATGCGCTGTTTGTTCATGGAAATTCATCATTGAATATAAAAGAAGGCGATGCGCTATATAGCGATAAATCAAAGCAAATTACAACAGCAGTATTTGGCGAAGGTCCAAAAGAAAAGGATAAATTGGGACTTGGTGTCTATAAACAATATGGAAAAGCGTCTGATGGATTTAATATCAGCTCTTGTCAGTTTGCCATTCATTACTTCTTTGAAAACAAAAAAACATTCAATAGCTTCTTAAGAAATGTCAGCGAATGTACAAAAGTAAATGGTTACTTTATTGGTGATTGTTATGACGGTAGTGCTATATTTGACCTATTACGCGGTAAAATATCAGGTGATAGTGCGTCTATTTTGGAAGACGGTAAAAAAATATGGCAAGTTACAAAAGGGTATGAAAATGACACGTTTGAAAATGATGAAACATCATTAGGATACGCTATTGATGTGTTTCAAGAAACAATCAATAAAACATTCCGCGAATATTTGGTTAATTTTGAATATCTAAATAGGATGATGGAAAATTATGGTTTTGTATTGCTAACAAAAGATGAATGTAGTGAAATAGGCATTCCAAATAGTGTAGGTTCTTTCCAACAGTTATATGGTCTGATGGAACAAGAAATCAATAAATTTCCAAAAAAGAGAAATGATTATGGTGATGCTTTGAAAATGACCTCTAAAGAAAAACAGATATCATTCTATAACAATTACTTTATATATAAGAAAATTAGAAATGTAGATACACGTGCCGTTTATAATACAATGATTGGTAGTTCTAAATTTCAAGAACAATTGAATGCGGAAGAAGAAGAGGATCTAGATAAAGGCGTTGCGGAAATAGAAAAGCAACAAGCCAAAGTAACCAAGGTTCCAAAAAAATTAAAAAAACGCATTGTATTGGTACAATCAAGCAAAGATAGTTTGGAAAGTGTAGAAAATAATAAAGATACACCTAAACCCAAATCATCTAGTAAGAAAAGTACTACTAATACTAATACTACAAAAAAGAACAATAAATAAATACACTCACAATGAGTTAGTGAATATAGCTATTGATAAATATAGCTATTGATGAATATTTATAAAAACAACCTAAATATATTTACAGTATCTTAATATCATAAATGAGTTATTTTTTATTACCAGAAATTCATAATAATATAGATAATATTGATATACAATCAAATGAAAAAGACAAGCTACATGTTAGTATGACGTTAAATAGTTACTTAAACAAGGTCAAAAAACAAATCGACAATAATTACGATAGTTGGGATTACATGAAACGTTATACAAATCCATATGAATTTATTCATACTATCATTCCAACCACAAAAATGTCTGTTAGTAAAATGAAACCGTTATCGCGTTCATTTTATAAAATGGTAGAAATGGTGAATATGTTTCATTTGTTTAGTGACTGTGCCGATATACCAATGAATACATTTCATTTAGCAGAAGGACCTGGTGGTTTTATTGAAGCGACACAATATTTAAGGAAGAATAAAGACGATAAATATTATGGTATGACATTAATGGACGAAGATCCGAATGTTCCTGGGTGGAAAAAATCAAATCATTTTTTAGAAACACATAAAAATGTAAAAATAGAACGCGGTGTAACCGGTACAGGTGATTTAATGGAAGTGGATAATTTGAAATATTGTAACAATAAATACAAAAATTCAATGGATATTATTACTGCGGATGGTGGGTTTGATTTTTCCATTGATTTTAATCAGCAAGAAATATTGGCTACTAACTTATTATTAGCACAAGTCAGTTTTGCAATCTCCATGCAAAAGGTGGGAGGTCATTTTATATTAAAGATTTTTGATATTTTTACAAAAACGACATGTGATTTAATGTACTTGTTATCGTCATTATATAAGCAAGTATATATAGTAAAACCAAATACAAGTAGATTAGCAAATTCTGAAAAATATATCGTATGTAAAGGATTTAAGAAATATCCTGAAAAATTAATCAACAACATTATCCGAAACTATGATACATTAAAAACGTCTGAATTTATTAGTGGAATATTACAAGAAAATATAGATTATTTTTATTTGAACAAAATCGAAGAATATAATGCTATTTTTGGGCAACAACAAATCGAAAATATTACTGCTACATTGAATTTAATTTCATGTAAAAATAAAAATGACAAACAGGAAACGTTGAAAAAGAATAATATTCAAAAATGTACCCAGTGGTGCGAAAAGAATAATATAGCCCATAATAAAAATTTAGCATCTACAAATGTCTTTATCTTGTAGTATTGCTTCAAAATATTGCTTCAAAATATTGCTTCAAAATATTGCTTCAAAATATTTTATTTTAATAATGTATAATGATGAATAAATTATTAAAAATGTGGAATAGAAGTTCCAAAGTTGTAAAGGTAGTATCTCTAATTATCCTAACATTTACCCTTCATTTTTTATTTGTCAGACAATCATCTAATAGGGAGAACTTTGGTAATCCAACAACACTAACCTATTATTATATGGAAAACTGTGGTCATTGTAAGCGTTTTAATCCTGAATGGGATACATTTGTACAAAATTATACCGGTCCAGTAAAATTACGCAAAGTGGAAATGAACGAAGCAGGAGGCGACTTGGAAAAATACAATATTAGCGGATTTCCAACAATATTAGCTGTAGATGAAAATGGTGATAAAAAAGATTATGATGGTCCTAGAACAAGTGAAGGATTAACTAAATTTTTAAACGATATGTAATAAACTGTCTATATTCTTTTATTGGTGGATTATATAAAAAATTGAATCTATTATTTTTACAATATTTATTGTATCACAACAACATGAAGACTACTAGAGAGAATATGAGTATGAATGCGGAAATAGAATTTAAGGAAATTTCAATGAATATCCTCTATTGTACAGTCAATCGAATTATTGGAATTATTAGTTGGCTATTAATTGTAGCAAGTAATATATGTCTTCTACTATGCTATTGTATGCTAACCGCTTCGAAATATCTAGAATATATGATGATTGATATTTGCTACGACATGGACATAATCTATTTTCAAAAGGTAGCAAATGATACCATCCAGTCTGTATTGGATACAGTAAATAATTGGACTGGTTCTAGAGATTTCGTTTCAAACACAAATATTAAGAGTGAATTCGCATCTATATCTATGCTTGAACGTCATTTAGCTCCAGATTGGGCAAATGAAGACATACTTGAAGAACATAATATAAATACGGATGAAGCTTACGTCGAAATAAAGAAGGAACCAATTGTATTAAATGAAGATTCATCAGATGAATCGTCATATAATTCATCAGACGGATCAGAGAATGAATCACTTCACGAATCATCCAACGATTCATCTGACGAAGAATTAACAAATATTAATAACAATTACGAAGATAAATCCGATAGTGGTGAAATTGAAGATATTACAGAACAAGTATTGGCAAAAAGAGAAGAAAATAAAATTGTAATAGATCTTGTAAGTGATTTTGTAAGTGATGGTGAAGCAGAATCATATATGACAATATAAAAATGAAATAAAATAATAAACTAAAAACAATAAAATATTGTATCTATATCAGGTACAATATTTTTTATATTACGACATATTATTACATTATACAGGATTGTTACTTATGTTCCAATTGGATTACATGCTCCAAAAAGAAGACAATGTCTGTCCAGGACCACAATTCTTGTTTCCATTTGCGCAAACTGTTTTTTGTCCGTTTCTTTTCCAAGCCAGTGGTGGATTGTATTTGGATTTTAAGAAATAAGAAGCAGAACCATTGTATCCTCCTTGGTATTTACCAGCATTAGCAGCTGCTTCACCAAATGCTGTGCGAAAAGAGGCGCCATTTTTAGTAATTGTATCATATTTTAATTTTGCCAAACGTGTTCCATTATCGACCGCACCTTGCGTAGCAAATTGCGCATTACTTGGTTTATAAATGGTTGTATTGCTACATTGTCTTCCTGTCTGATAAGGATTTGTACAATTGTTCGTAACAAATTCTACTGAATTTTCTCCAATATTGACAGAATCATACGTTTGACCTGGTATTTCTTGAATGGATTGCTTCTGACCATACGTTTTGCATCGCGCTTTTAAATATGCTTTGTTATCACTATAATATGATTTACTTAATAAAGTAACCGCTGACTTAATTACGTTATTCTCAGGTGTATTACACATGGTCTTGGTAGTGTAAATTCCGGTTTGAATTTGATAACTATTTGACGCATCAACTAGACCAATTTGAATAGCTCCATTGTTTTGAATCTTGTTGTTGTTTGTACCTGATGAAACTTCAATATTGGCCGCAGGTTTGATACTTTTACTATTTGACTGTAAAAATTTGTTATCAAATGTCACGTATAAATTTCCACTTCCATCACATGAACAAGTATTGTCTTTGGTATATCCCCTAAATACAGTTCCACCTGGTCTATCTACAACACTTATGGAGGCAGAACTTCTACCATTTTGACCGGGTTGTCCATTGGTACTTAATTGGCGTCTCCAATGTTTCATAGGATATGGACGGGCAAAAGGTCCAATGTAATTTTGCGCAATATTAAAATTGGCTTCAGCTGATGTTTGAGGATTATGTCCCAAATTTACATTTGGTCTAATAAGACCACCCATTACTCCAGCAGATACGGGAGGCATTCCATTATTAGAATCACCTTTTACAGGCACCAATGGTTGGCGTGTAGATGTTAAAGTATTTGAATAACTAAAATTAGCGGGTTTAGACATTTTAATATATAGTAAAGAAAGAAAAATAACTGGAAGGTATCTGATTTATTGCCTATCTAAGTGAATTACTTGGGATGTCATATTATTGACAATAATGATATTATTATTGGTACAAATAAAATACCAATAATATATAAAATGTTTATTATACAGTTCATAACGCTATTTTTTAGCTTACTTATACTATTTGCTTTTATCCGTCATCTCACTAAACCTACCATCGTTGAAGGTGCTACTGGTAAATATCAGAATTATTCAGACGATCCTCTTATTTTAGCAAAGAAAAACGCTGCTAATATTGAGGTATTAAAACAAAAAATCGATGAAATATCTGGATTATCCGGTACAGTTAAAACAAATACAGATACCATTGATAAAAACTCAAAATCTATTACTAGTTTAATGTCATCCATGTCGCCCTCATCAAACAAAGACTCACAGAAAAATCAGGCATTAATAAAGGACGACCCTGAAACATTTAATATGTAAATATATATATATATAATACAGAATGTCTAATGGTAATTTTTTTAAAGAAGTTTTAGATGATGTCAAAGGAGTAGAAGAGAGAATATTAGGACCAGACTATCAATATTGGAAGCAAATTAAATCACCGGGTCAAATGGGTATGAGTTCAAATGGCTCTATTTCAACCATTGCTAAAGATGTAGGTGGTTTAATAAATTATGTCGAAGTATTGGTTACCGGTAAAGGTAAGGCGTCTGTTACTGGAAATCCACTAGGAAACAAATTTTTTATAAAAACTGCAGCTACCTGTAAAGATAAAAAATCTAAGGAAATCGTGGATAGGTATGTCTATGTAAATAATGTGCCCAATGGTTCTATTCCATTTATCAGCAGTGGAATGAATATGAATTTTGGCGAGTTTGAAGGATTGGTTCCTGGTACATTAAGTAATGTATCCGCATTAAACCCCATGTTAATGTTTCAAGCCTTTATGTCCGGGTCCCAACCAGAATGTGAAGAAATTACTTTAGAGACAATTGATGTAAATAATAACAAGGGTACAGAAACAAGACACGTTACTACAACTGACTTGAAAAATATGAATTCATGTGATTTTAAACCACGTTATAATAAAAATCCGATAACTGGACAGCCATGTCGTGAAGCATTTGGTAATAGAAAAACTGCCCAACTACCAGACGACTTTTTAGTAAAATTATTTTATGCTTCATTCAGTGTATTAGGTGTATATATCCTTATTAGTGTGATGAAAAGAATAAAAGAGAGAAAATAAGAAATAGAAATATAGTATATTTATCTCCTTTTACGAGTAGCCTCTTTCTTCATGGTTCGTCTTTTTGTTTTCGTTTTCGTTTTCTTGGCTCTTTTGGACGCGTTTTTTTTCATTTTCTTCGTTTTTTTTGTTTTTCGCCCACCTCTTTTTGTAGGAATGCGGTTTTTCGACATTTCTGATTTTATCATTTTTGATTTATCAGATGAGCTCATTGTCTTCCAATTGGATCCATATATTGCTTCTGCGTGTCTTGAAAAAGCTTTTATTAACTCGGGATCTTCTTCCATGATATCTATCAACTGTTTATGGACCGCAGGGTCATTTATGGCTCGCTCTCTCAACTGAGACATGCGTTTATTCTCTCTCTCTTCACTTTTACTCTTAGTATATGACATAGTTATATTATATACTAACATATTTACTTGCGGCTACGACGTGAATAAGGTCTTCCTTTTCTACCGCTTCTTGACCTAGATTGACGTTTTCCTTTACGATTGTAATATTTGTCTCCCTTGTGTGTAACAAAATCTTTGCGTCCTTTACGTGTTCTGGAGTTCATTCCTTTTTTAGGATTACCGCCTTTCATTGATTTACGTCTTCTTCTTTTTCCACCCATTGTAGGACTAGGATTAGGACTAGGACTAGGACTAGGACTAGGATTGGAATCAGATTTTTCAAACATTTTTGTAAATCCGGACCAAGCATTGGACGCATGTTCCGTTAAAGATGTCTTTTTTTCTGCTGGTGGTTGTTGCGATGTATTAGAATAATCCATATTTATTATATAATAATCGTAGAAAAAATTATATAATATCAAAATCAATAATTAAACACAATTAAACAATAGTCTAAAGTTTAACGCGCTTGTAAAGTTCTAAAGCAGCTAAACCTCCGGCAACTTGGGCAAGAATGTAAGGGATTAAATCATTCTTGGGTAATTTACCAGCAGCAACCATCATAACAGAAACAGCAGGATTAAAATTTCCACCGGATATAGCACCTCCCACAAGAATAGCAATGGCTAACGCAGCACCAATGGCTAAAGCATTACCTGTAGCAAGAATTACATACAAGAAGAAAAGAGTTCCTAAAAATTCAACGAGATACTTGTTCATTATATAATTAATAAATAAAAAATAATTAATGAAGACTGTTAAATAAATTTATACTTATTATACTATTATCTGTCTATTTCCAGTTCCAGTGACACTCGATCCGCCTCCAGATTTGAATGGATTTGCTAAAGCACCCTTCTTTTTTGGCGCTACTGTACCGCCTCCTCGAACACGCGCTAAAGCACTATTGCGATAGGAATCTTTCTTTTGAGCTTGTCCTTGAAATGAAACGGTGGATTTTAAAGTAGAACCTTTTCCAATAGCGTTTAATTTTTTTAGAGCAATATGTTGTGATGAATCATAATGACCTGACAACAATGTTCCTCCTCCAGAATCCTTTACGTACGCCTTTCTATTATTAGAAAATGTGGAATCGCCAGCCGAAGGGGAGAACTTTTGCGGCATACCCATTTGAGCATCTACTATAGCATTATTACCTCTATTTTTTATAAGCACTCCTTGTGATGGTGGTCCTGGATAACGATATGTAAATTGAAGACCTGACATTTTATATATAATACAGCTATATATAAAATTACTTTATTCTATTTTATTTTCAGATACATTTTATTTTTACACGATGTTACATCGCTTAATGACGTACTCTCATAATAGCAGTATAAGAACCATTGTTAGAACCACCAAAACTCCAATCATTATATGTTTTATTTTCTGCTTGTTGTCTTTTAAATTTAACATAATCCGACCCGTCATACACCCATTTAACATTTGTAGTAGCACTAGGAACTCCTGACCCATCTGGCTTGGCGAAAATACTTCCTCCTAAAAATCTAGCGGTGGCATTTGCCGCTAATTTAGTTCGTCCTGTATTAACTTGATTAGAACCACCAGATGTATATGCCACACGATTTAATAAATCACCGGCATTATTAACAGCACGAAAAGGGGTAATGGCTACTTTATGTCCATTTACTACACCGGTAGCAGCTTGTCCATTCCATGCTTGACGAAGTGTAAATCTCATTCTCTCGCGATTTGAACCACCTTCCATTCCTGTTCCAGAATTACCATTAGCTGTACCACCTAGAGTACTTAAAGATATTCCCGCTCTTCCGCTATTAACGTATCCTAAATTATCATTTTGATTTCCACAAGGCATATATATATATCTCTCATATAAAAAATTTTTATTTTGAAATTGCTAAACTGTAATTTGTTTATTATGTATTTTATTTTGTATTTTGTATTTTGTATTTTATTTTGTATTCGATTATGTCATAATCCTTGGAGCAATATTCATTGTCTGTAATTCTTGAAACAATAACTTACACGCATATGGAATTTCTACATAGTTAAAATCCACACGATTATTACATGTTTTACATACATGTATATTCATTTTATTGTTATAAGCGGCGACCATACCACACCGCTTACATACATTTACTTGGTATTTATCTGACGCGTCATATAATCTTCCTCTCGTAAATCTAGAAGCACCATGTGAAACCATACAATCTCTTTCCATTTCACCAAATCTTAAACCACCATCACGACTTCTACCTTCAGCTGGTTGTCTTGTCAAATTTACCATGGGACCAATAGAACGACTATGTTGCTTATCATTTACCATATGCTTCAATCGCTGATAAAACACAGGTCCCATAAAGATGCTTGTTTCGATTTGTTGTCCGGTTAATCCGTTGTACATGAGTTCATCTCCAGAACTTTCATAACCAACCTTTAACAATTCCTTACTAATCGTTTCAATAGATAAATCACCAAAAGATGTACCATCTCCAAATAGACCTAACTCGACCAATACCTTACCTAACAATGTCTCCTTCAATTGACCAATTGTCATTCGAGATGGAATAGCATGAGGATTAATAATAATATCTGGCTTTACTCCTGCTGCCGTGAATGGCATATCACATTCTGGAATAATATTACCAATGGTTCCCTTCTGTCCGTGACGACTACTAAACTTATCTCCAATAACTGGACGCCTAACAGTTCTTACCCGAACTTTACAGAAACTATAACCATCGCCATTTCGATCAATGAAATTTTTATCAATATAAGATTCCTCATTGGTTCTATATGTTCGACTCGAATCTTCGTATTTGATAAGCTTGGTATGATCATTTCTATTTTCCTTAATAGGAACCACCTTTGAAATGATGACATCGTTATTCTCTAAAAGCGTATTTTCTGGAATAACACCTTTATTAGTGACCTTGCCATAATTTCCATACTTCATACCTTTTGTCTTATTTGGGTCAGGCTTACATCGAATTTCTTCGTCTCCGTTAATCTTCTTATCTTCATCCTTCTCGGTGTGATAAATAGTCGCTTGAAACAAACCCCTATCAATAGAACCTTGATTAAATAACAAACTATCCTCCTGATTATAACCACTGTGTGTCATAATGGCTACAATAACTGGGGTTCCTGCTGGAATTTTATCCAATTTTACCATACTCATCAAACGAGTATCAACTAATGGTCTAGCAGGATAAGTAAGTACGTATGCGGTTTTATCCATGCGTGTATCGTAATTAGTTACATATACACCCATCGCTTGCTTGCCCATAGCAGATTGATAGGTGTTTCTAGGACTTTGATTATGATCCGGATATGGAATACATGAAGCTAGAATACCAAAGATAGTGCTAGGGTGAATTTCGCAATGAGTATGTTTATAGACAAATTGGCTTGATTTACACAAGTCCTTTGGCTTCATAGCAATCATACTAAAGCTTTGCTCTTCTGGATCAATATATTCAACCGCAGAATCATCGATATTACAGTTTGTTAGTAAATCATTCCATTCTAATTCGCCGCTTTTTATTTTATCAATGGTATCCTTTCTCAAAATAACAGAATTGTCTTTTACACGAAGTACCGGACGAATTAATCTACCAGCATCAGTACAAACACGAATCTCACCATTTTTATAGTCAAATATAACAGAAGCATAAATATTAATCATCCCTTTATATTTAAATCCTTGAAGCATTTTAAACAATGTATATGGGTCGTCACTAATACCTACCCACGCACCATTCACGAATATTTTTACTTTATTTTCCAATTCAACACATGTTAAATCCTCTAGAGGAGTGATGTAAGGCTTTATGTAATCATGGATAGGACCACTGTTGCTAGGAATAGTAATATGCGTCATATAACTAAGATTTTTTACTACACCTACACTAGCACCCTCTGGTGTCTCTGCTGGACATAGGAACCCCCATGAACTATTGTGCAATTTACGAGGAGGAATTAGCTTACCACTCTTGTCAATCGGCGTATTAATACGACGCAAATGACTCAAACTTGAAATATAAGTCAGTCTATTTAATACCTGAGCAACTCCAACCTTGTTACTATTCACATTTTTTATTCCAAAATCACCAGTAGATAATGCTCGCTTGAGACCATTTTCAATTGTAGTAGATTTGATAATTTTATAGATATTGGTTGTATTTACAATATTCAAATAGTCCTCCGTAGAACGCCAAGAGCCGTTATTTATTTCGCGCACGATTTGCTTTTGCATATCTTTGACAAGCTTATTAAAGTAATTACGATACAAATTATTCAAAAGTGTTCCAGTCAAATCAATGCGCTTATTCAAATAAGAATCTCGGTCATCCGGTTGAATCCATTGAAAGCTACATCTCAGTAGTTTATTCGTCATGTAACCAAGCATGTAGATTTTCTGAGTCATATTATGGCAATGAGGAAATAAATCATTCTTTAATATATCTGTTGTAAATTCTTGCTTCTTTCTCATACCAGACTCTTTGTCCATATTGATAGGAGTGTACATAGCATGACCCATTAAATATTTAATAGCATCATCGCGTGTTAATATATCATTCGCATCTACAATACTTCCTTGAAGTCCGTATTTCATTTTCTTATATTTCTTCTCGTCTATATTCAAAATAATCTTTTCACAAATCTCTTTATCCGTCAATACTCCCAATGCACGGAACACGACAAACAAGGGTACTGGATTTTTTAGTCTAGGTATTTGGATATATATAGATGGTCCAAACCCGGTATTCTTACTAGATATCATCATGGTAATTTGCTTTGGACTTATGCACTTGAAATCAGGTACTGATTTGATTTCAGCAGACCAACTCCATTTGTTATTGTTCTTACTTACATTGAAACAATATACACGATTTTCAGCAGCACGCTCTTGTCCAAGAACAGTCTTTTCACTGCCATTAATAATGAAATATCCACCAGCATCAAACTTACACTCACCACTGACATTTTCATCAATATGTTGATATTGATTCAAAACACAGACAGAAGATTTCAACATGATTGGGATTTTTCCAATATGAATCTTGGGTAAATTTTTATAAAAGGTTTGACTGTTTTCTAGATTTGGACCAGTGCGAACAACATACTTTATATTCAAATCAATTGTCATCATAGAGGCATATGTAAAATTTCGAAGCCGGGCTTCTTGTGGAAACATCATTTTTGATGCCCCATTGTTTTCATGGATTTGAGGTCGATACAAATTGAAATTTTCAAAGGTAACGAATAATTCCAAACTATACTTACCACTATCTTTGTCGAAATCATTCTCTGAACAAATTTGCACTGGATTAAACATATCAATCGTTTTCTGAATTTGATAAGTAACAAAATTATTATAAGATTCTATCTGATGTCTTACAAGTTGAGCCAAATGCTGATCCTTGAAATACGATTCAATAATAGCCCATGGAGTCTCCATCCCTTTTTCCACTCCCTTCTCTAGTCCGGCCTCCACTCTCTTCTCCCCAATATCTTTTAATGTACTTTCAAAATCAGTCATATTTCTTCGTTGTTTAATCTATTAATTTATCATTTTTTCAAATCAATTTATTTTTAATTTATCATTAAAAATAATCAATGATATAGAGTAAAAATAAAATATTCTTGTAATGTATAATAATAAAATGTCGAATAATAACAATAATCTGGATAGAAATCCCAGAAAAAAAAAGAATCGTCGCCGTAAAAACAAACGTTCTACGTCTATTGATGATAAAACACGATTTACAATCGACAATAGTCAAAATAATCTACATAATCTACATAATAACCCATTACAATTATCTAATGAACTAATTTTAAGAAATTTACGATTTAATCCTACTATAATAGATACTTCTGAAAATATACTTATCGATAAAAGTAATATAAACCTGAACAAGGAATGTAATACAATGAAATACGAGTCACCCATTATTCAATCCAACAAACTGATAACATGTCTTGACAAACATAGTATTAATAAAAAAAACACAGATACGACAAAATCATCTGTCAATATCGACAGAGAGAAAACCAATATTTTATTAAAATTTTTATTGAAGCAAAGTGAAGAAGATTTTTACAGTAAATACAAATCTCCGTTTTTTTCTGGTATGCCTACTATTCCACCATTATCTATTGAAAATAACATGCCCTTCATCGATGAAGAGCTGAAATATATCGAAAAAGAGCACATACATATTAATGAGTCAGTAGAATGCTTGCTCGACCTGATTCATCTATGCGATAAATACCCTTTAGCGGATAACATAGAATATAATATCAATATGAAGGCACTTCATAATATAAAACCAGCCTTAACGGAGCTTCAAAATATGATTGGAATGAAATCTATTAAGGAAAATATTGTAGATCAAATCCTATATTTTATTCAAGATTTACACAATATCTCTCCAGATAATGCGGATTATTTACATACGGTTATTTGCGGACCTCCTGGAACTGGTAAAACGGAGGTGGCCAAGATTATGGGAAAAATATTTAGCAATTTAGGTATTTTAAAACGAAATGTATTCAAAAAAGTTACTAGAGACGACTTGGTAGCGGGATTTTTAGGGCAAACCGCGATAAAAACGAAAGACGTTATTAAAGAATGTTTGGGAGGTGTATTGTTTATTGACGAGGCATATGCTTTAGGAAATTCTGAAAAACGTGATTCATTTTCAAAAGAATGTATTGATACTATTTGTGAAGCATTGAGTGATCATAAAAAGGATTTGATGTGTATTATTGCCGGTTATGAACATGAATTGAAAGATTGTTTTTTTAGCTTTAATCCTGGTTTGGAATCAAGATTCACTTGGAAATTCACGATAGATGATTATGATCATAAAGAATTATTACAGATATTTGAAAAGAAAATAAAAGAAGCAGGTTGGGACGTAAAAGAACCATTAGAAGATGAGTGGTTCGAAAAAAATAAATCCTATTTTAAATACTATGGTCGCGATATGGAAACTCTTTTATCAAAAGTGAAAATAGCGCATAGCCGGCGCGTCTTTTGTTTAGCAAAGGAAGAAAAAACCAAAATAAACAAGGAAGATTTAGAAAAGGGGTTTGATATGTACAAGAAAATGGGAAGTAATGAAAAAGCAATGAAAGAACAAGAACGATTGAAACAAATATATAGTACTATTTATTGCTGAGTTTATTTCTGACATTATTACTCAGTTTATTTACAGATAATTTATGTATTTATTTTGTATTATTTTATATAATACAAAATATATCATGTCCGATAGTAAAAAGATATTAATCAATGACTCATTTTTAACTTCAAGTAGCACAACAAAAAAAAATAAACGAGGAGGAAAAACGAAAACGAAAAAAGATAGACCTAAACCAGTAATTAAACCGAATTCCTTGAAAAAAACGTTACTTGAAAAAATAAAAAAACATCAACAACATGAAAAAATGACTACAGATAATTCTATAAACGATAAACCAAATGACCCAAAAAATGGTAACACAAATGATAGCAGTAGCATGTTTCACGATAATTTTATGAACTCGCTCGAATATTTAAACAAATTAAACGAAAAAAACACTGATAAGAAGAAACAAACAAAACGAAATAAATCCTTGAAAAAAAAAGCGACAATTGGAGGTAATACAACACATTTAATTCAAAGTCCTACAGAACCACTTATATCAGTTGATTTACCTATGGATTTTGATGATCGAACAAATAGTCCAATTATTCATAGTAGTCCAATTATTCATAGTAGTCCAATTATTCATAGTAGTCCAATTATTCATAGTAGTCCAATTATTCATACATCAACATTGAATGAAAATCCATTATATGTAGGCGGAGGTAATAATATTAATTCATTTTCCCAACCGGTAAAATCACAACCAGTACAAACAATACAACCACAAACAATACAACCACAAACAATACAACCACAACCAATACAACCACAACCTATTCCTCAAGTACAGTCAATACCAATTACCCATGATTCACCATATGGCTGTTTGAAAGGGGGAAAGAAACCAACATATCGCACATACCATAACAAAACTTTGAAAAATAAACCTCTTACTATTGAATTGTCAAATAATAAAACGAATACAAACATGGAAAACTTAGATCGCAAGAAAAAGCTAGCAAACCTGAAAAAATCCTACAAAAAAATTCGTCAGAAAAAAAGAACGACTAGAAAAAGCACATTTACTTTAGGAAAAATAGGTGGAAAAGTATCAGTATTGATAAAAAATAATTCTACAAGAAGAAAGGTGAAGCGAGAACACGGATTATTGAAACAAAAATCAATCACTGAAATAAAAAAGCATTTGTACGATAAGAATTTATTGAAAATTGGCTCTACTGCTCCCAATGATGTTCTAAGAACTTTATACGAACAATCTATTTTAGCTGGTGATGTTACTAATATAGCTAATGACGTACAAATTCATAATTTCATGAACAAATAGATGAAACACAGTAGAGAATACAAATTTGAAAGAATAGACCAACCACCAAACCCTTATAATAAAGAAAAAAGGAAGAGCTCGTCAAATATATTCTAATGTCTATGGAAAGGGGGGGGGGGAACTTTTACACCACCATTTGTGAAGAAGGAAAAAAAATGACCGATAATTTCTATTTTATGTTGTAGGATAATCTTGTATCATCTTTCCTTTTGATCGGTGTAATAAAAATATATAAATATAAATATATATATATATATATAAATGGCTGTTACATATACCACGGTTAATGGTATAACAACCGCAACTTTTACAGGAACTGGAGAATTAACTGGAGCTACATCTCAATTAACTGGAGCAACTGTAGCCATCATTGTAGGTTATAGTAGCATTGGAGCAAGTGCGTTCTATAACGCGAGAAGTTTGACCTCTATTACCATTCCGGCAAGTGTTACCAGCATTGGATCAAATGCGTTCGGCAATGCGATAGTTTTAGATACAGTAACATTTGAAGCAAATTCTCAATTAGGCAGCATTGGATACGGTGCGTTCCAAGGTGCGACAAGTTTGACCTCTATTAACATTCCAGCAGGTGTTATCAACATTGGATCACAGGCGTTCCGCGATGCGTCAAGTTTGACCACAGTAACTTTTGCTGAAGGTTCCGAATTAACCAGCATTGGCTCAGATGCGTTCCGCGATGCGTCAAGTTTGACATCGATTACCATTCCAGCAAGTGTTACCAGCATTACATCATATGTGTTCAATGGTTCAGGTTTGACCGAAGCAACAATAAATGTTGATGGATTGGGAGGTAACGATTTTCCTTCTGCGCTTGGCTCAGGTCAATCCATTGGAGGAAAAACCGGCGTGACTATCATTGGATATAAAGTATTTACAGGAACTGGACCCTTAACTGGAGCTACAAGTCTATTAAACGGAGCATCTATAGCAATCATTGAAGGTTATAGTAGCATTGGAGATAATGCGTTCCAAAATGCGACAAGTTTGACCTCTATTACCATTCCTGATAGTGTTACCAGCATTGGCTCAGATGCGTTCTCTGGTGCGACAGGTTTGACCTCTATTACCATTCCTGATAGTGTTACCACCATTGGCACAGATGCGTTCCTTGGTTCAGGTCTAAACACTGTTTATATAGCAAATAATCATTTGTCTGGTATATCCTCTCCTAGTACAAATGTTGCGTTCTTTGGAGAAACCGTTACTACATCCAACATTTATTACTCAGATGATGGAACGACCGCTACATTTTTAGGAATTAGTGGTGACACTTTATCAGGAGCTACAACTCAATTAAACGGAGCAACAATAGCTATTGTAGAAGGTTACACTAGCATTGGAGCAAGTGCGTTCCAAAATGCGTCAAGTTTGACATCCATTAACATACAGGCAAGTGTTACCAGCATTGGCTCAGATGCGTTCTCTGGTGCGTCAAGTTTGACCTCTATTACTGTAAATGAATCCAATCTGAATTATAAAGATATTTCAGGAGTGTTATTTGATTCTAATGGAGAAACCTTAATTCAATATCCGATAGGTAACACTAGAACAGAGTATGAAATACCAACAAGTGTTACCAGCATTGAAGCAAATGCGTTCCAAGATGTGACAAATTTGCCCTCTATTACCATTCCAGAAGGTGTTACCAGCATTGGCTCAGATGCGTTCCTAGATTCAAGTCTGAACACTGTTTATATAGCAAATAATCAACTAGGTATAACATCTCCTGATACAAATGTTGCGTTCTTTGGAACAACTGTTACTACATCAAATGTTTATTACTCAGATGATGGAACGACCGCTACATTTTTAGGAACTGGAGAATTATCAGGAGCAACAGTTGATTTAAGCGGAGCATCTATAGCAATTATTGAAGGTTATAGTAGCATTGGAGCAAGTGCGTTCAATAATGCGACAGGTTTGACATCTATTACCATTCCAGCAAGTGTTACCAGCATTGGATTACTTGCGTTCTCTGGTGCGTCAAGTTTGACCTCTATTACTGTAAATGAATCCAATCTGAATTATAAAGATATTGATGGGGTATTATTTAATTCTAATGGAGAAACCTTAATTCAATATCCTGTAGCTAGAACAAGCTATGAAATACCAACAAGTGTTACCAGCATTGGAGCACATGCGTTCAATGGTGCGTCAAGTTTGACCTCTATTACCATTCCATCGAGTGTTACCAGCATTGGAGATAATGCGTTCCAAAATGCGTCAAGTTTAAAGACAGTAACATTTGAAGCAAATTCTCAAATTAACAGCATTGGATCAAGTGCGTTCAAAGATGCTATAGCATTGACCTCTATTACCATTCCTGATAGTGTTATCAACATTGGAGGACAGGCGTTCAATGGTACAAATTTGACCGAAGCAACAATAAATGTTGATAAATTGGGAGCCTCTAATTTTCCTTCTGCGCTTGGCTCAGGTCAATCCATTGGAGGAAAAACCGGCGTGACTATCATTGGATATAAAGTATTTACAGGAACTGGACCCTTAACTGGAGCTACAAGTCTATTAAACGGAGCATCTATAGCAATCATTGAAGGTTATAGTAGCATTGGCTCAGATGCGTTCAAAGATGCGACAACTTTGACCTCTATTACCATTCCTGATAGTGTTACCAGCATTGGATCAAGTGCGTTCCAAGATGCGACAAGTTTGACCTCTATTAACATTCCTGATAGTGTTACCAGCATTGGATCAAGTGCGTTCTCTGGTGCGTCAAGTTTGACCTCTATTACCATTCCAGCAGGTGTTACCAGCATTGGATCAAGTGCGTTCTATCAGGCGTCAGGTTTGACCTCTATTACCATTCCATCGAGTGTTACCAGCATTGGCACAGATGCGTTCAATGGTTCAGGTTTGACCGAAGCAACAATAAATGTTGATAGGCTAGGAGATACCAATTTTCCTGCTGCGCTTGGCTCAGGTCAATCCATTGGAGGAAAAACCGGCGTGAATATCATTGGATATAAAGTATTTACAGGAACTGGAGGATTATCAGGAGCTACAAGTCTATTAAACGGAGCATCTATAGCAATTATTGAAGGTTATAGTAGCATTGGAACAAGTGCGTTCCAAGATGCGACAAGTTTGACCTCTATTACCATTCCTGATAGTGTTACCAGCATTGGATCAAGTGCGTTCTCTGGTGCGTCAAGTTTGACCTCTATTACCATTCCAGCAGGTGTTACCGGCATTGGATCAAGTGCGTTCAATGGTGCGTCAGGTTTGACCTCTATTACCATTCCATCGAGTGTTACCAGCATTGGCACAGATGCGTTCAATGGTTCAGGTTTGACCGAAGCAACAATAAATGTTGATAGGCTAGGAGATACCAATTTTCCTGCTGCACATGGCTCAGGTCAATCCATTGGAGGAAAATCCGGCGTGACTATCATTGGATATAAAGCATTTACAGGAACCGGAACCTTAACTGGAGCTACAGCTCAATTAAACGGAGCATCTATAGCAATCATTGAAGGTTATAGTAGCATTGGAGCACATGCGTTCAATGGTGCGTCAAGTTTGACCTCTATTACCATTCCTGATAGTGTTACCAGCATTGGAAACCATGCGTTCAAACAATCTGGTTTGACCTCCATTGAGATACCAGCAAGTGTGGAAAGCATTGGAGAATTAGTGTTCTATGCTGCGTCAAATTTAGAGACAGTAACATTTGAAGCAAATTCTCAATTAGACAGCATTGGAGCACGGTCGTTCAATAATGCGACAGGTTTGACCTCTATTACCATTCCAGCAAGTGTTACCAGCATTGAAGAAGATGTGTTCAGGAATGCGTCAAGTTTAGAGACAGTAACATTTGAAACAGGTTCTCTACTTGACCGCATTGAGATTAATCTGTTCCGAGATTCAGGTTTGACCTCTATTACAATGCCTGATAGTGTTACCAGCATTGGAGCAAGTGCGTTCCAAGGATCAGGTTTGACCTCTATTACCATTCCAGCAAGTGTTGTCGATATTGAAGGCGGTGCGTTCAAAGATGCGTCAAGTTTGACCACAGTAACTTTTGCTGAAGGTTCCGAATTAACCAGTATTGGATCAAGTGTGTTCAAAAATGCGACAAGTTTGACCTCTATTACCATTCCTGATAGTGTTATCAACATTGGATCACTTGCGTTCTATGGTGCGTCAAGTTTGACCTCTATTAACATTCCACCACTTGTTACCAGCCTTGAAACACAAACGTTCCAAAATGCGTCAAGTTTGACCGAAGCAACAATAAATGTTGAAAGGTTAGGAGATTACCTTTTCCCTACTGCGCTTGGCTCAGGTCAAGGCATTTCACATAGTAGCTCAGACTTGACTATCATTGGATATAAAGTATTTACAGGAACCGGAACCTTAACTGGAGCTACAGCTCAATTAAACGGAGCATCTATAGCAATTATCGAAGGTTACACTATAATTGGCACAGATGCGTTCAAAGATGCGACAAGTTTGACCTCTATTACCATTCCTGATAGTGTTACCAGCATTGGAGATTATGCGTTCTCTTTTGCGTCAGGTTTGACCTCTATTACCATTCCATCGAGTGTTACCAGCATTGGATCAAGTGCGTTCAATGGTGCGTCAGGTTTGACCTCTATTACCATTCCATCGAGTGTTACCAGCATTGGCACATATGCGTTCTATCAGGCGTCAGCTTTGACCTCGGTAACATTTGAAGCAGGTTCATCTCTTAACAGCATTGACGAGGGTGGTTTCGAGTTTGCGTCAGCTTTGACCTCCATTACCATTCCAGCAAGTGTTACCACCATTGGCATAGGTGCGTTCAATGGTTCAGGTTTGACTGAAGCAACAATAAATGTTGATAAATTGGGAGGTACCTATTTTCCTGATGCGCTTGGCTCAGATCAATCCATTGGAGGAAAAACCGGCGTGACTATCATTGGATATAAAGTATTTACAGGAACTGGACCCTTAACTGGAGCTACAGCTCAATTAGACGGAGCATCTATAGCAATTATTGAAGGTTATAGTAGCATTGGAGCAAGTGCGTTCAATAATGCGTCAAGTTTGACCTCTATATCCATTCCAGCAAGTGTTACCAGCATTGGCTCAGATGCGTTCAAAGATGCGACAACTTTGACCTCTATTACCATTCCTGATAGTGTTACCAGCATTGAAGCAAATGCGTTCCAAGGTACGTCAAGTTTGACCTCTATTACTGTAAATGAATCCAATCTGAATTATAAAGATATTTCAGGAGTGTTATTTGATTCTAATGGAGCAATCTTAATTCAATATCCGATAGGTAACACTAGAACAGAGTATGAAATACTAACAAGTGTTATCAGCATTGAAGCAAATGCGTTCCAAGGTACGTCAAGTTTAGAATTTATAATCATAGATAACGATCATGATATAGATGGCACTATATATTCTTCTTCCGCTGTAGGAGTTAATTATGATAGTTTTTTTGGAAGCTCATCGATTATAGCCTATAGTGTGACAGCAGAAGAAGCAGGATCATCAATGCTTGACAATACAGATTTTAACAATGTTTTAACTACTATTGGTATTGATAAGATAAATATGACAAATGTCCTTGATAGAAGATCAGTGATTGTAAACGGTCGAATATTTACTGGAACTATCACTCTTCCATCTGGGGATTTTGATAGCCTAACAGATGAAAATAAAACAGATTTAATTGCGGAAGTAAAACGTATTTACGCTAGTATAATGGGGATACCCGAGGATCACATCAATGTTACTTTAGAAAGTGGTTCTATTATAGCGAATGTAGAAGGATTTGAATCTGCGGACGCAGCGTTAGCTATATGTTTTCCTGCTGGAACACCTGTCACTACAGACCAAGGAATTATTCCTATAGAAAAGCTCAATACGGATAAACATACTATTGATGGACAAGAGATTGTTGCGATTACACAAACAAGACCTCTTTTCAAAGAAATAGTGTTAATAAAAAAGAATGCTCTAGCGACAAATGTCCCTTCTCAAAACACTGAAATCAGTAATAACCATACGGTATGTTACAAAGGCAATATGATAAAAGCCTGTGAATTGGTAACAAAATGCGAAAGAGTCACGTTTATTCCATATAATGGCGAAACCTTGTATAACGTGCTTCTCAAAAAACACTCAGTCATGACAGTAAATAATATGGTATGTGAAACACTAGAACCAAATAATATCATGGCGAAGATATGTGGAGGTAAATACAATATATGTGATCAACATAGATTATGTAATGAGTTATCGTCAATTATCAAAGCAAATGATATACGAGGTTATATTAAACTAGAACATTCAATTAGACAAACTAAGACAAACTAAGACAAACTAAGACAAACTAAGACAAACTAAGACAAACTAAGACAAACTAAGACAACTCTATGTAAGAATAAGGAAATCTCAATAAATAAAATTGTTATATAATTTATTTTATTACAGTATCAATGACTTATATTCATATTTAATATCACTTGTTAAATATGTATTCTTTCCAATTGCGCGAATAATTTTATTTGTTTCTTTTTCGTCGTTTTCTATATCCGTCATGGAATTACAAATTAAGGTTGTCAGTTTTGTCTGAATATTGTCCTCCTTTTCCCATCCATCATTCACGTCTTTCCATTTATTTATCAAGGTTCGCTGTTTATAGGCCAAATTACGTATGCCTACTAAAACACGAATTAGTTCATTGTCTTTCTCCCAAGCATTATCTTCTTTCACGTAGAGCGTTTTTCTAGACGCGTCTGTACAGTGTATGGGTCTCTCTAATATATCCAATTGACTCAATCCATTTGTTATCATGTTTGTAATCGTCTTTGTCAGGCCATTTTCTATAGTATCATCGTATGTTTCGGCGGTTATTGGTAATGTATCAATAAAATCAGTCAAATTCATCGCATTCTTACAATGATCGTTCAAAAACATCTGAATATTGAAATTCTGCGTATTATGACTATTTGTGTTTGTCGTATTGTGAGAATTATTTCCTATCGACGGCATTATCTCCATCATCTTCTCCATGACGTCTTGATTCTTCAAAAGTAATTTGATTAATAGTTCCTTATCTATTTCGCTAGAAGATGTAGGTAGATTTGTTATACTACATTCACTTGATATATTTACATTCTCTTTTAAATTACTACCACTATCCGCTTGACTAATGTAGCAATGTTTTTTGTGATTAAACAAACTTTGACGATGTTTGTATATATTTCCACATTCGCAGACGTGTTCTGCTGTGGCGATTTTTGGCGCGTTTTTGTCAGTATTTGTAAGTATTTTGTAAGTATTTTGGTGTTTGCGTGTCAAACCATGTCGCGAAAATTCAGATTGCTTCCTACATGAATAGTTACATTTGTCGCAATTAAATATTTTGGCGATTTTCGGCGATTTTTTGTCAGTCATGTGTCAGTATATTATACACTTATACAATAAATGCCTAAACCTTTTTCATAAATACTTAAAAAATTACAGTAACAAATGAAAACAGTTTGAAATGGAAATGAGAGCATTAAGCTCTAAAACACATTTTCACGTTTTTTTCATTTCTATTTTCAAAAAATCAAAAAACACACAAAAAAAGCATGTTGATTTTTGATTTTCCCAAAAGAGAATTGAAAAAATAGTAAAAAGTGAATTACCTACATGTATCAAAAACAACCAAGCTTTTTCGGGTCAAAAACAGTCCCTACATATGTAGGGGGCTACCTACATGCCCTACATGAAATTTTCAGAATTTTGAAAAATGAAAATCATCAAGCGCAATTTACCTACATGAAAACCATCCCCTTAAAAACCGAAATTCAAAAAGTTACTTTGCATTGACTGGTTTTGGGGGGATAAAAAAACGCATAAAATGGCCTTTTTATTTATCCTCGTAATATGGGAAATACGCATTTATATATGGATTTAGTAAAAATAGCTGATATGAAAACGATCCGACAAATAACATATATCTTTACATTTTAATATTTTTGTATTTTTAATCTTGATACAATATAATATATATTATGAAACTTCCCATTTTCACAGGTTTTAAAGCAACCTCTTATTTTAAAGCGTTTATTCTGAACGCAATGACTGCCGCAATTATATGCGTTTTAGCAATTGAATTTAGGCTAGCATTGGAAGATGAAAAAAATTCATATTATGGATTTTGGTCAAATGTTTATAATGAGAAAAAAATTACAGAAGCTCATAAAATGATAGTAACTTTACTAATCACGTTTATTGTATCTATCATAGTATATCATGTAATGTATTTCATATTTTTATTTGGTGGTGGACAATTAAATTTAATACCGAACAAAATAGCAAATTTAACTGAACTTTTTAAAGAGCGAAACGTGTTATAAATTATATAAACATTACGTGATTTGGTGTATGATTTATATAAGTATAAATATAATACAATATTGTTATTGTTATTGTTATTGTTATTGTTAATATAT